ACCCATGACTCCGAAAAAGGGATTCATTCAGCATCCTCCTTCGCGTTCTTCTTTGCAGTCGTTTTCGGAGCTGCCAGCGCGTCCACACGGGCCGCCAGGGCCTCAAGATCGGCCTTTGTGGCAAACTCCACGCCCTGTGGGGCTTGCGCCGTTCTGGCCCCGCTGGTGCGCTCTACGAGGTCATAGACCTTGATGGACGGTTTCCCGCTGGCATCCGCCTGCTTGAGATAGATGGTGGGTGAGTTGCTGTCCCAAAGCGCCACGGCGCTGTTAGGGGCCACCAGATAGGCCATTGCCTCCGCCTCACCGCTCACCCATACCATGCTCTGGCCGCTGGCCTGCGCCTGCTGGGGCTGTGCCTGCGGCATCTGCTGGGGCATGGGCTGAAACTGCGCCCCACGGAGCTGTGCAAGCTGATCCGGCATGGGCGGCTGGTAATATTGCGGCTGCTGGTATCCATAGTAAGGGTAGCTCATGGGTTACGCCTCCTTGTGCCAGTAGTAGAGCGGTATTTCCCCGCCGCTGTCCCAGGTGTCAATCCAGTCTCCATTTTGCACGCACACCACATGCCCGGACAGGGCCAGAATATAGGTGCCTTCGGGATGCTCCGCGGCAAAGTCGGCCACCGTGTAGCAGTCCGGGCAGGAGTTGGGTATCATGTCCCGGTCAAAGCAACGGCTGCGCAGGTAGGCTCCCCACACATGGTTGGCCGACGGCATATCCCGCATCATGTAGCCCTGGATGGCGACGCCCACATAGGTCTCCTCCCAGCTCTGTCCGAGGGCCTTTGCAATGGCCCGGATGGTGCAGTCCCCTACGTTGCGTCCGTCGGGGTTTTCGTTATGCTGAATGAATCCCATGTTTTGCCTCCAATGCTGTCACATATGCCTCCAGACCCTCGTCATCCCCCTGCGCCATGTACCAGACCGCCGTTTCGGCGGCGCACTCGCGGGACATCCCGGCGGCTACCATCCTCTCGATTAGAGTCATATCCAACACGTCCTTGTCCATAAAAATAAGGAGTCCGTGAGGAGGGCGGCGACGTGTACCAACCCTGTATCCTCACGTCCTCCTTGCCTATATTGTCGCACAAAAAAACTTCCGCCGGGGGACATCCCAGCGGAAGTTATGGGGCGTTATGTACCTTTTTGGAGGAAGCCCAGCTTTGAGGCCGTGAACTCCACCTTTTCACAGATAAAAGGCATGTGGCGGTGAATCGTTTTCCGGTCGATTTCGCAGCAGTCGGCAACATCAATCTGCGGCTTTCGCTCCAGCAGATAGAGCTCCGCAATCCGTGTGTCGTCTTTTCCCAGGTTGGCCTCGCGGATTGAGTGCTTCATTTCGGTGGTGGTCAGCTCCTCCAGCCTTCCGGGGAACCGAATCAAAGCCTTTGCCATATTCACCACCGGCTATGCCACGGTGCGTCGTCGATGGTCGACTCCTTGTAACCCGCGGCGTAGTAATAGTCGTCCTTCACCTCGTCGCTCACGTTCATGCGGTCTATGACGGACATAATCCGGTCTTTTCGGTCTTCTCCCTCAATGTCTGTGATGGCGGCCCGGAACAGGATATAGTCCTCCGGGGATAGGTCGCTGTGCGCAGCCGTTTTTACCCATCCGTCCAGCCTGTAGCTGCTGATCTCAGACTTTGTGGTCTTGTCCGCATACTCATAGACGCTGTCAATGACAAACGCCTTGTCGGTATCGCTCATGCTCCGGTACGTCGGGTTGTCTATGATGTTCCCCAGCATTTCAAACTGCATCTGACCCCGCTTGGTGGCGTACTGCTCGTATTTCTCCTTGCTCAGGTCAATCCGCTCCCCGTCCACGGTGATGTAGCGTTCCGGGCGGCTTGGCACAACGGACTTGTCTCCCGTCTGGTTATAAATCCTCTGTATCTCCTCGTCCACCGGCGTCACCTGCTTGTTGGAGGTATAGGCCGGATTGAGGAAATTGTTTGCCATGCGCAGCCAGAGGGGCCCGCTGCTGTCCTCCCTGCCCCATGCGTCGATGTAGGGCATCTGCTGGTAGTCCGGCCCCGGAAGCCGAGCGCTGGCCCGGCCAATGGCATACTGGAGATCGGTTGGCAACCGCAGGTTCTTGTCGGTGTAGGTGGTCATGCGCACGTCCTCGGCGGAGCGCTCAATCTGTCCGCCAAAGGTGGGAATTGGCTGCGTGAAGTAGCTGACCAGCGCGGAGGAGGCCAGCGCCCCCAGCTTGTTCTCCGAGAAAGAAACGCTGTCAATTACATCGTTGAGAGACTGGAGCATGGACAGTTCCAGCATGGGGTCGGAGATAGATTTCAGGGCGGCGGAAATACTCTCCGCCGTGTTCCCTCCCTGTCCCATGGAGTCCATCAGCTCCACGCCCATGAAGAAGGGCAGGGCCTCCGGGGCCAGCCAGTCCAGTGTGATATTCCCGCCGCCGGGCAAGTTCAGCGCGTAATTCTGAACGCCCGTCAGGTCGTTGATGGCGTCCTGCCCCTCGTCGTCCCCGCCGCCGCTGGTGACAATCCCCTGGGCGAACAAGTACGCTCCCAGCGCCATGAGCCCCGAGCCGGTGAGTCCGGAGGCGATGTGGTCGATGGCCTCCGCTCCCGTAATCCTGCCGCGCTTTACCTGTATCAGATCGTAGGTCATGGCCTTTGCCAGCCCGGCCGGGCTGTACTCCATGCCCCGCACCAGGATATTGGCCGGGGTACGCTTGAAGGGCAGGACGGCCTCACCGGCGGGTCCCAGGGCGCGGGCGATCTGCACCACCTTATCCGATACCATATTCCGATCCTGATAGGTGGCCTTCAGTGCCTCCCGCCCCGCGTAGTCCCGCGCCCGGCTGAGAATCTGCGCGTCCACCGTGTTGTTCCGCATCTGCTCCGCCGTCACGCCGTTGGACTGGAGATAGCCGGCCAAAGCGTCGGCGTAGGTGATACGCTTGAAAATGGCGTCCTCCGCCTCCAGGGCCCAGGAGTTTATCTTGCGGCCCGCCTCCAGAGGGGCGGTGCGGAAAATACGGCGGCGGCTGTTGATTTCCGTTCGAATGTCGTCATACTTGTTCCCGGAAAGCACGTCCCGCACGTTTGACCAATCGGCCCACGCAGCCTTATAGAGCGCGGGATTGGCCGCGAACGACTTGGTGCGTCCCAGCCTTCCGCCACTGACCTTGGAGACCCCCGCCTCGATGGTTGCCGCCACCCGGTCCTTTGTCCAGCGCAGCGGTTGGAATCCGACGTTGCCCACGATGTTCCGAATGTGTGTCCTGGGGTTAAAAAGCATTGCCATATACCGCCAGGCGTTCCACTTATCCTTCCATTTGGCGGGCACCTGGTCAGCCACGTTCTGATAGATTTTGTCCAGCACCGCGTCCCGGCCCGCCTGGTCGGTCTGCTGGTTGAACTCCTCAATCAACGACGGGTCAATGGTGATCTCCAAATCCTTGTAGTTTTTCTGGATGGTCTTTTCCAGCTCGCTCACCACGCGCTTGGCGGCGTAAAGCTGGTCACTGGGAGCCAGCTTGCGCAGGATGGAGGCCGCCTGTACCGCCTGCCCGGCGGTGGTCTCCATCTGCGCGTAGAGGGAAAGCAGCTCCGCCGTGGCCTTCCCGTCTCCCGCGTCGGCGGCGTTGATGAGAAGCTGCTGGCCCAGGGTAGCGATGTCTTTGGACACGACGCCCTTGCTCACCGAGTTTCGAAACTCCTCAAGTGCACCCCAAAATTCCTTTTCCTTTATAGTTCTGATTGCCCGGTTTATCGACGACTTATCGCTCACTCTGTCATAGGACAGCTCCCCGCGCAGCACCATGTTCTGGATGTCCACCACCACCTCGTCGGGGATGGCCTTTGCGCCCATGGCGGTGGAGGCGGTCTTGCGGATGCGGCGGCCCTGGGGGTCTGTGGTGGGAACGTCCACCGGCCGGGCCGCGTTGGCTCCCTCGGGGAAGAACTCGCTCCTGGATGCTTGGAACAATGCCCACGGGCCTGCTTTATTGGCGCCGACCGCGTTTTCAGGAAGATTCGCGCTGCCTGAACCCAGCAAGTCATAGACATCTGGCGCCGCCCCCACCGAGCTCTCAGGGCCCTGCGCCTGGGCCGGCCCGACGCCAGTCTGGTTCTCCACTGGCTGCCTCGCACCTTCCATGATGGTATCCAGCTCTTGGATGTACGCATCGTAATCCTGGAACGCCCCGGAAAACTGCGCACGGGCGTTCTCCGGGTCTGCCTTGTAGTAGCCCCAGACCAGAGCATTGAGTTCGTCATAAGCAATTGCGGCTTCTTCTGGGGTGAGATCCATGATGCTTTTCCCCGCAAACCTAGCGTCAACTACAAGATCGAGCAAGTCCATCGCCGTTTCACTGGAGCGATTCAAAAGGCGGGATTCATCAGATAAAAATCCATGATATGCCTCGTTATCCTGCTGCCGAAGCACGTGAACAGACTCATGGTACCCAACTGCATCCGCTAGTTCTGCCGGGACAGCGTCAGAAATATAGATTTTCCCTCCGTTTGTTACAGCCCACGCATTGGGGTTCCTAGCCTTTAATGCGGCGTCATCCACAATGAACACATCGCTGGAATACTGTTTTGCGCGCGAAGCCGCGTTTTGTGCCTGTGCAGACGGGGTTCTGATTATGTGTCCTTGGGCCCATGCTTCTGGCTGTTGTACTCGTCTGCCTTCCTCCAGAACTCCGCCCATTCTTCCTCGGTATGTTTCTTCGGAGCCGGGAGTTTCCGCCTGTAAAGAAGCTCCATGTACTCCTTCAAGGGAGGCAGATGTTTCTTTTCCTCGCTCATAGGTCACCCCTCCTGTTTCGGTCTGATTGCCTCCATCATAGCCCGCCTCGGACGGATTGTCAACGGCGCTGCGCTGGTAGACGGGGGAGCCGGGCAAATAGGCCCGCTTTCCGGCCAGCGCCTCTTCCCCGGTGGGGAGCATTGTGGCGAGCGGGTTGTCCGCCACATCTCGGTAAGCGGGCGTACTCAACCGTTCCCCGGCCCTGGCCGTGATCTCCGCGTTGGAACCAATGCTGCGCCGGGTGGAATAGATATCCGAGATTGTCCCCGGAAGCTCCAGGCCGCCCTGGAGCACTCCGGCGGCCACGGCGCCCATGAGCGCGCTCTGTGCAATCTCCTCCGGCGTGGCATTGGGGGCGTCCGGGTCATAAATGGCCCGCTGCAAATAGGGGGTGAGGACGGTGGAAAGCGCCTCCTCGCCGCCCTCGCCTGCGATATCCAAGGCCCGGCTGACCAGGGGGCTTGCCTTGACCGCCTCGGCAATCTGCCCCACCTTGCCGCCGCCCAGTCCGGGAATACCGCCCGCGATGCCCTCAATGGCTGTCTCCAGGGCCCCGGAGGCCGCGCCAAAGGCCAGGGCCTGCCCGGTGTCCGCCCCCTCCGCTTTCGCCTGGCTGGCCGAGTTGCCCGCCGCCTGGAGGCCGAACAGCGCCCGGCCCACGTTCTCCCCGCGGGAAATCGCCTGGGCGGCGTTGAGCCCCTTCCCCGCGGCGGAAACGATCTTGGACGCGCCAATGCCGGGGAGCATCTGCACGATGGTCTGTCCGATGCCGGTTACATTCTCCGCCCCCTGACTGGGGCGGTATCGCTCACGGATGCTCTCCTCATAGTCCCGCGTGACGCTGTTCTCCAGGAAGGCGTCGGCGTTCCGCCCGGCCCACTCCGATACCGGATTGGGGGCCAGCCCGCCCAGGGAGCTGATGCCCTGCACCCCCTTGTAGAAGCCGCTGCCGATAAAGTCCGTAACGCCCTCTCCCGCGCCGAGCAGAGCGGCTGCCGCCCGCTCGCTGCCATACAGGAATGGGGAGCCCTCCACGCTCACCCCGCCCGCCAGGAAGCCCCTCTCTCCCGCTTTGGGCAGGGTCAGGGCTTTCCCCTTGCTCTCAGGCAGCGCGGCGGGCGGGGCGGATTTTACCGTCCGCTGCGCCGGAGCGGGCCCCGCGCCGCCTGCGGCACTCTCCGTCTCCTGACTTTGCCCAATCTGGCGCAGATGATTCAGCCTTTCATATACCGACGCTTCGCTGCTTTCCCCACGCAGGCGGTTCAAACGCTCCTGGATACTCGCCATATTCCAGCCTCCTTATACTCCGAGCACCCCAAGGAGATAGCTCGCATCCTGTTCCGTGATGCTTCCATTTCTCAGGGCTGTTTCAATCCGGTCTGCAAATACCTCGGCAACATTGGAAGATGTGCCAGGATTCACATGCTGGTAACTATTGAGGATGTTCTGTGCCGCCGGAGAAAGACCGCTGCTGCTCTTGTTAACCTGTTGTGTCGTGCCCGGCCACATATTGATTATGCCAGCCCCACCTTGGAGCAGACTATTTTGAAGTTGCTGTGCATAGGGGTTAAGCTGTGTCCCACCAGAGTCTCCGCTAGTGTTGTCCTCCGGCCATGCTTCTCCCATATAATACTGCCATGCGGCTTTGACCGTCGGCGTAATCTGCTTCTTTTCAATAGCATCCATCATCTGAGTGTAAGTCAGAACAGGCTTTTCAGTGCCGCTGGTGCCGCTGGATCGCCCGCTCCGGGAAGAACCGCTCCCGCCGCTGCTCCTGGGCGGATTGGCCGCAAGTTCAAACTGTGCCAGCGCGCCGGGGTTGACGTTCACGCCCAGCTCACGCAGGCCGGAGAAATCGCCGTACTGCGCTTGCAGGAGGGCCAGATTATACCGGCGATCATAATCCGTCGGATTATTGGAGGTGTCGATCCCAAGCCCATTCAGGCCGCTGTAATCCCCATATTGCGCGCCGAGCTGCGCAAGAGTAAGTTGCCGCTCTATCTCTGCCGGAATGTTGCTAGTGTCCCAGCCCAGACTTTCATATCCACCGTAGTCGCCCATTTCCGCCCGCAGAACCGCCTCGTTCAGCGCATCGGTACGCCGCTGGTTCTGAGACGACAGCTCATCCAGGAACTGCCCGTAGCTGAAATTGCGGTCGGTGTTGTACTGGTTGAGCTGGTTAAGGTATTTGTCGTAGTCGCTTTGTTCCGCCCCCTGGACAACCCCAAGGTTGCTCAAATCCATGTTGTAGTCGTTCAGATACTGGTTGTAGGCCAGTTGGTAGAGGTCGGGAATCTTGTCGGTCAACTGTGCCGCGTAGTAGTTGGACGCCTGGTTGGCGGCGGCGTTGGCATAGGAGGAGGGGATTCCGCCGGAGGCGGCCGCCGCCGCGCCCAGGGCGTCCGCCGTGGCCCGCTGGCCCTCCCTGGTATACTGCTTGCGGTAGTTCTGGTAGAGGGGGTCGGTGGCCGGGTCGTAGGAGAAGTCCGGCCGATCCAGAAGCCCCGCGATCAAATCCTGTATGGTGTCGTCATAGCGGCTTTCATAGGTGGGGGCCGCCTCATACTCGAAGTTCCGGGGCGACATGGGGTCAAGGACAAAGCTGCCGCCATTCCCGCCCCCGGTGTATCCACCCCAGGAGCTGCGCAGGGCGTCCGCCTGCCGGTGGGCCGCAGCCCTCGCTTCGTCGGTGGTGGCGTTCCGGTAGTCCTGCTTGGTTTTCAGGATGGACATGCCGAAATCCGGGTTCTGCTGGGCCATCGAGAGGTCGGCCTGGGAGAACTGGCCCCAAAGCCCGCTGTCCTGCGCCGACTTCCGGAACTGGTCATAGGTATATCTGCTTTTTGCCATAGGGTTCTCCTTTCTTATTGCCGCCCCGGCCTGCTCTTGAGCTCGCTGCCGGAATAGCTCTCCCGCACCAGGGAATAGAGCCGCCACCCGCCGGTGCCGGAAAAGCGGATGCGGAAGTGGTCGCTTCTGCGGGGGATGATGGGCAGGTAGAAGCTCCGCTTCACCGTGGCGGAGAGGGTGGTCACCTCCCGCCACTCCCCGTCGCTGTCAAACTGCATTTCGATTTTGACCGACGCCCCGGCGTCCAGCTCCATGCGTACCTGGAGCTTGGCGGTGCCCTTTTTGTTGGCGTCGCCCTCGGTAAAGTCGGCAAACTCTGCCATGCTCTCCACCGCGCCCTCTGGTGCGGCGTCCTCCGGCACGGTGCGGGTATTTCCGTTGAGCCACAGCCTGCCGTCCGCCCCCAGGAAGTACAGCTCCGTGTCCCACCCGAAGCCCACGGCCTCCAGGCTGTCCTCCTTGTGCCACACGCCCTTTTGGGTGTCGTAGACAAAGAGGGTGTGCGCGCCTGTGCCGTCCTCCAGGGAGACGTAATACTTCACCCCGTCGCTGCCCGCCACGCCGTTGCGGTAGCGGTCTGTCCCGAAGGGGGCGGCGACGCTCTGCGGGATACCGCCGGAGTAGGCCACCACCCCCACCCGGCTCAGATAGTACAGCGTCTCCCCCGCAATGGCGAGACTGGCATGGCTGCCCGCCTCTACCCCAAGGGACGCGCTGCTCATTACCTGGAAGTTGCTGGGCTTGTCCCCGTAGACCTTGTAAATCTGTTCCTCTTTGAAGAACACCGGGTAGCCCCGATAGGCAAAGCACCCGGTAAAGTCCCCGGCGCTGCCCACGTCCACCGCGTAGGAATCGGTGCTCACCCCGTCGAACACATTCCAGTTGAATGGATCGCCCAGCTTGGAGGCGTAGATGGTGTCGCCCTTGCAGCCCCACAGGCGGTTCTCGTTCTCGCACAGGAAGTCCAGCTCGGGCACCTCCCGCCTGACCGTCAGCTCCTCCGTGTCGCCGCCCTTGTTGATGGTGAAGGAGTTTTCATAGAACCGCAGATTGTCCCCATCAATCTCCCGGATGACAATGGTCTGGTTGTTGCTCTCGTGGGTCTTTGCCCCGGATATGGTCACCGCGTCCCCCACCTTGAAGATGGAATCCCAGTCGGCCCCGGAGGCGTAGATGGTGTTGGCCTCGGCCTCCTCCTCCGCGTAGGTGCCGTCCTGAATTTTCGCGCTCCCGCTCCAGCCCGCCTCCAGGCTGCCGAACTCCCCCGTCAGGCGGTCGTAATACGCCTTGTCGGGCAGGATGATGATGTAGGCCCCCAGGGCGGCAAACTGCTTGCGCCCGTCCGCAACGTCGCCCTTTTTCTCTCCCCCGGCGTAGAAGCCCGTGCCGTCCACCCAGTACAGCCCGTCCTTTGCATACAGGCCGTTGGGCTTTGCCAGGGTCTCCACCAGATACCGGGGCCGCCGTGCGGAGAGCAGCGGGGCGAGGTCGCTGGTCAGGTTCTTCATGTCCCAAAGCGTCCCGTCTCCGGCGGCCAGCCGGTGGTCATAGCCTCCGAAGCGGGTCTGCCCATACTTGCGGATGCCGTCGGCGTGTACCATATCCGGGAGCATGCTCACTCCTCCTTCGCGTCCCCGCCGGGCTCCGTATCGCCGGACTGCTGGGAAGCCATCAGCTCCAGGGCCCGGCGCAGCGCCATCCGGCAGGCCGCGACCACGTCCACCGCGTCGCCCCGCACCGGAAGGGCCGCCAGCAAATTGTAGGCGTTATTGATTTCGTTCCGCGCGTCGTTCATACTTGTGCCTCCTTAGTCAAATTGAATTGAGAGAGTCCATCAGATCCAGGAAAATGCTCGCCCGCATCAGGTCGCCTCTGGCCGGGGCGCGGGGGGTAGAAACGGGCGGGTCCATCGCCCGGATCGCGTAGACCGCGTGCTCCACGATTTCAGCGGTAATCGGATCTCCGGAATAGGCCCGTTCAAAGGCCCCGTACTCCGGCAGCCCGACATAAAGCCTGAAATCGTTGATTCGGTTACAGAACTGGTTCCACTCATAGGCGGAGATCCGCACCGGACGCCCGGCCTGGATCACAGAAGACCAGTCCCAGTCGTCCGGCCTCTGCGCCGCCGGGCTTTCCACCGTAACCGTACCGGAACCGGCCGGCCAGTACGTTCCATCCTTAACCCGCGTGTAGCCCCAAAAATCGTAGGTACCTGGGTCGTAGCCCACCCACCGCCGGGTTGTGGAGGTGGAGCCCCCGGAGGCGGGGGCCCGCACACTGTCCACTACACCTGAAATACTGCTGGATGAGTGCGTAAACTGATACTTTGTGATGCCAGCCTCCACATAGCCGTTGGCCTGGTTAAAGGCAGAGCCCAGCCCCGTAATCCTCCAGCCAAACTCTTCCTCACCGCCGCTCAGACTCAAACTTGCCATACTTCCGCCTCCTATGCGAACACGGCTTCCACGTCCAGCCCGTGCAC